GTAAGAAGCATTTCAAGTTTGAGATCATAGCTGAATATAAGAACAGGCGTAGTCTCAGGTACTACGAACTATACTATCAGATGAAATACAATGTACTATCTTCTACTCTGGAAGGTTCAGAGGAACATGCTTACTATAACTCACGAGTGGGTGGTAAGTTCTATCGTCCTGTTGAGAGCTATCAAGATCCTGAATATAGAAAGAAACAATCTGAAAGTGCAAAGAAACAATTCTCAGATCCTGAAGCAAGAAAGAAACTAGGTGAAAGAGAGTATTATAAAGATCCTGAATATAAAAAGAAAATGTCTGAGGCTCAAAAGAAAAGATGGGAAGATCCTGAAGCGAGAAGGAAACAATCTGAGGCTTTGAAAAATTCTGAGGCTCAAAAGAAAGCATGGGAAGATCCTGAAGTGAGAAGGAGACACTCTGAGGCTCAAAAGAAAAGATGGGAAGATCCTGAAGCGAGAAGGAAACAATCTGAAGCTGTAAAAAAAGGTATAGCCTCAAAGAAAAGATTAAAGAAGAATGAAAGAAAACGAGACAGAAATATTCGTTGATCCTATAATTCAATTTGATAAAGAGGAACCAGAACGTAGATTATATTTGGCTGTACTTTTACAGGCTCTATTGGACGCCTCCAATAAAATAAATATGATTGACAAAGAGAAAGCCTCGGCGTGGTTCTTTTGCAGTGTAGGGGTAACGTGTGATAACTTTGAATTGATCTGTGATGGCGCCGGAATAGAACCTTCCTTGGTTAGAAGTTTTGCATATGAAGTTATTAATTCAAAAAAGAAATCAAAGTTTAGATATAAAATTTATCAGATCCTGGCAGAAAGAGAGAAATAAGATGGGTAACAAAAAAGAGAATGGAGTTAGGGATCACCAAGTAGGTGGAGATCATTACAAGAAATGTAGCATACAGCCAATTGAATATATCTATGCAAATGAACTGGATTTCTTCGAAGGGAATATAGTAAAATATATAACCCGTCATCGCACCAAAGGTGAAGGGGCAAAGGACTTATGGAAAATTATTCATTACACGCAAATGATTTTGGAACTCAGATATGGAGAAAAGATAAATGCAACTTCCGACTGAGTATCAATCTTTTATTTATCTGTCTCGTTATTCAAGATGGCTTGAAGATGAGGGACGCAGAGAAACCTGGGATGAAACTGTCAGCAGATTAATTACTTTCTTTCGCAATCATGTGGAGAATAATCTTGGAGTAAAGAACCAGCTTGATACGAAAGATTGGAGCACCATAAAGAACTCCATCTTATCCTTGGAAGTAATGCCAAGCATGAGATCTCTTATGACTGCTGGACCAGCCTTGGAACGTGAGAATATATCTGGTTATAACTGTGCCTACCTTCCAGTGGACAACCCTAAATCCTTTGATGAGATATTGTATATTCTTATGAATGGTACTGGTGTAGGCTTCTCTGTTGAAAGACAATACGTAAATGAATTACCCACGATACCAGATCAGGAGTTTGAACATACTGATGACGTGATTAGTATAGCCGATTCCAAGGAAGGCTGGACCAGAGCATTTAAAGATCTGGTATCTTATCTCTATAGCAATCGTATCCCCAAGATAGATGCCAGCAAAGTACGTCCTGCCGGCGCAAGACTGAAGACTTTTGGTGGTAGAGCCAGTGGACCACAACCATTAATAGATCTATTTGATTTCACCATTCGCAAGTTCAGTGAAGCCAGAGGTAGGAAATTAAGCTCCATTGAATGTCATGACATAGTATGTAAGATTGGCGAGGTTGTGGTAGTGGGAGGAGTACGAAGATCCGCTTTGATATCCTTATCCAATTTGTCAGATGCTCGTATGAGAACAGCTAAGTCTGGTGCATGGTCCTTTACCAATCCAGAAAGATCTTTAGCTAATAATTCTGCTGTATATACTGAACGTCCTGATACGGGAGTATTTATGAATGAGTGGCAATCTCTTTATGAAAGTAAATCAGGTGAACGTGGTATCTTCAACCGTCAGTCAGCACAGACGAAGGCAGCACAGAATGGACGAAGAATATCTGATATTAGCTTTGGAACTAATCCCTGTTCAGAGATCATACTACGTCCCAATCAATTCTGTAATCTGACAGAAGTTGTATGCAGGGCAGCAGATGATCGAAATAGCTTGGCACGTAAGATACGTGTAGCCACCTTACTTGGCACTATTCAATCCACTCTTACAAACTTTGGATATCTTAGAAAAAGATGGAGAGATAATACGGAGGAAGAAAGATTACTTGGTGTGTCCCTTACTGGTATCATGGATTGCAAGCTGCTTAATTTCCCCATTCAACATTTAGATTACTCTGCCAAGGTTCCCTTTCTGGAAGATACTTTGACGTATCTACGTAATGTTGCCATCAATACCAATAAGAAGTGGAGTGAGAAACTTGGCATTCCTCAGTCAACTGCCATCACCTGCATTAAACCTTCCGGCACGGTATCTCAATTAGTTGATAGTGCCAGTGGTATTCACGCAAGACATGCTCCTTACTATATTCGTACTGTCAGAGCTGATAACAAAGATCCCATGACAATATTTATGAAAGAGATTGGAATACCAAATGAACCCCAAGTAGATGGAAAAGAACTTTCTGAACATACTACAGTCTTTTCCTTTCCTATTAAATCAGATACCAATTCCAAATTTAGAAACGATTTAAATGCTATACAGCAATTAGAAATATGGAAGACATATGCCCAATATTGGTGTGAGCACAAGCCAAGTGTTACTATATCCGTTAAAGAAAATGAATGGATAGAAACGGGGGCATGGTGTTGGAAGAACTTTGATCATCTATCTGGAGTTTCTTTTCTTCCTTATTCAGATCATATGTTTAAACAGGCTCCGTACCAGGAAATTAACAAGGAAGAATATTCTAAAGCTAAGAGTATGATGCCCAAGAAAGCTATTGATTGGTCACGGCTACAGGAATTTGAGAAGGAAGATAATACTACTGGTTCACAGGAGCTTGCCTGTACTGCTGGATCGTGTGAGATAGTGGATTTAACATGAAAGAAGGAAAAATATGGGGAACTACAACTGACCTACTGAAAAGTTCAGCAATTGAGGTGCATTTTATCGAAATAAAACCACGAACATTCTGTTCTTTGCATAAACATCAGACTAAATACAATGCCTTCTATCTTATATCTGGTAAATTAAAAATAGAAAGATGGAAGAATGACTACGATCTAGTGGATAGTACTCTCTTATATCCCGGTGATTTTACCGTAGTTCCACCGGGAGAGTACCACAAGTTTAGCACTTTAGAGAAGTGTAGTACTGGATTGGAAATATATTGGAGCGAGCTAGACCATAATGATATAGTAAGAAAAGGTTCAGGAGGAGTAGAAAGTTCTTGACATAGAGCTATTTGTATGTCATACTTTTCAATGGAATGCCATAATGGGTTCCACAACAAAGGAGAAATATTATGAGAACGCTTGAAAATACACTTACAGCATGGCCCAGATTTGCTATTGGTTATGAAAGACTTCTGGATCATATGCTAAGTTTTACTAATGTAATGCCGGCGGGAGGAGATGGAGCAGGTTATCCTCCATATGATATAGTTAAGTCTGGTGAAGATATGTACTGCATAGAAATGGCCCTTGCAGGTTTTACCAAAGACGAAATTAAAGTAGAGATTATAGAAAATAATCTAACTATAGAAGGAGACATTAGTGGTAGACACGATAATTCTGACTATGTTCATAAGGGAATTGCCAGACGAGCATTCCAGAGAAAGTTCATACTGAATGACACAGTTGAAGTCGAAGGTGCTGAACTTACAGATGGAGTGCTTCATATTAACTTGAAACAGAATATCCCTGAAGAGCAAAGACCAAAACAAATAACTGTTAACTAAAGGAGTATCTATGAATACAGTTTATATTGGCTATGATCCCAAAGAGGATATGGCTTATCAAGTATTGAAGTTTTCACTGGAACGTATAGCATCGAAACCAGTGAGAGTCGTACCTATAAAAAGAGATGTGGTCAAACGTATGGGCTTGTATCGTAGAGAATACACAACACTGGACGGCCAAGACTATGACACCATAGATGGCCGTCCTTTTTCCAGTGAGTTTTCCTTTACCAGATTTCTTGTACCCTTTCTGAATATGTTTGAGGGTAAAGCCTTATTCATGGACTGTGATATGTACATGCGAACTGATGTAACAGAATTGTTTGAACTTTGTGACATGAATTATTATCCTCTCTGGTGTACACATCATATATATAATCCAGAAGAGGGAACTAAAATGGATGGTAAGGTGCAGCAACCATATCGTAGGAAGAACTGGTCAAGTCTTATGATGTTTAATTGTTCACATGAATTAAATAAAAACCTTACAATAGATGATATTAATACAAGGCCGGGAAGATGGTTGCATGGTTTTGGATGGCTATCTGATAAGGAATCTGACATAGGAAGAATACCTGAAGATTGGAATTGGCTGGATGGTCACTCTGATCCTGATCTTGAAGCGAGAAATGTTCACTTCACCACAGGTGGTCCTTGGTTTGAAGATTGGGAGTGCAGAGGAAAGGTGGAAGGTAAGTATGCAGTTGAGTGGGTAAATGATGCACGATGGTTACAGGCCAATGGTATGGTAGATGCAGAAGTAGACTATCTTATAAGAGGAAAAAAATGATGGCTAAATTAAATGTAGTAACAGCCTTTAATGAGAACTCTCTTAAAGAT